ATCGGGCGAGACGCCGTTGAAGGCGGCCCCGCGCCGGCTGGTGTCGAACATACAGGCGGCCACATCACCGGGCAGTGACGCAAGGTAGAGATTGAGCCTCGGCCCGGCCCCGCTGCGCAGCGTCACCGGCGCGCCATAGGCCTTCGGGCCCGTCGCCGCCACACCGTCCCATTCGGCCCATTGATGCACGATCAGGGTACAATCGTAGAGATCGGCAATCTGCTGCGCCATCAGGCAATAGGGATTGAAATAGGTATAGGCCGTGCTGTCGCCGATCACGAGCATGGTGGCGTCGTTGCCCCCGGCAAGCTTGGCCTTGGCGCGGGAATAGGAGTTGCGTGTGCTGTTCCAGCCGTGAAGCGACACCGGCAGGACAGGCGCATCGTTGAAGAATTTTCGGCCATCTGTGATCAGCACGGCGCCGACGACCGGCTGCTCATTGTAGAGCGTTTGGCCGGCCACAAGGTCGGCCTCGATCACGCGCAAATCGTCGCCGAACTGCGTCGCCTCGCCTACATCGTGTATGCCGATCACCCGGCGGTTATTATAAAACGTCGTCGCTTCGGAAACGAGCGTCACGCCGAGCGTACGGGATTGGTTGTAGAGCTTGGCCATTCGTGAATCCAGATTGCGCGTGAGAAAAAGGGCGACCGAAGCCGCCCCGTTCAATGCGGTCAGGCCGAGGCGGGCTTGGGAGGTTCAGCGCGCGGGTCGACCCAGTCCGGCGGCAGCCCCAGGGCCTCCTGCACGCCGTTGCCGGCCGGCTTGGCCGGTGGCGTGTCGCCATTATCAGGCCCGGGGCCGAGGTCTTGGGGCCTGCCCGCCTCTTGCACCTTGGCAGCGCCCTTGCCCCGCACCTTGCGCACCTCCGCTTCCACCCAGCGGGGCAGCTTCTCGCCCTCCGCCAGGATAAAATGGAAGGCCTCGCCGGCTTCGCGGATCATGCCGCCGTAAAAGCCGCGTTTGAGGGCGGTGACGTCAGGCATCGGTCTGGTTGCCCATGGTCACGCCGGATGTCACCTTGCCGGATGTCATCGGGCCGGTGGCGACGATGTAGTTGATTTGCGCATAGCGCTCGTCGAGGCCCTTGGGCAGATAGTCGATGTTGAACTGGTAGCCGGGCTTGAGATCGGAAAGCGCCACGATCGGCGAATTCCAGACGATCTTCGGCGAGGGCATGGCCGGGTCGGCGTCGACGCGCAGCTGCACCTGCAGCGTGGCCGCACCCGCGGCTGCAAACGCATCGACGACCTGGATCAACAGCGGCACGCCCTTGCCCTTGCCGACATCGCGCACCAGCGGCTGGGTGGAATACATCGGCGTACCGACGGCGCCGAGGTCGATGATGTTGGTCGAGGCGGCGGTGACGGTCACGGCCTGCGCATCGGAAAACAGGGTGGTACGGTCGAAAATCATGAACATGCCTTTCGTTCGAGCCTGCCTTATGCGGCCGCCCGGATGGAGGAGATGGGGCTTCAAAAGGAGGGGATTGGCCCGCCGGAAAGCGGGCCAGCCGAAATCAGGAGGCCGCGGGAACGTTGGCCTCGGTATTCAGCAGCGCATCGACCTCGCGGATCGGAATGCCGCGATAGGTCAGCACCTCCCGGCCCTCGATGTTGGCGGGCTTCAGCGCCGTATAGTTCTGGTTGTTGGCGGTCAGCGCCCGGTCGCTCGACTGCGCGTCGAGCACTTCCAGCACATCGCGGTTGAGGTAGAGCGCGATGCGCGAGGAGACCGCATCGCGGCGGCGCGACTGCAGGCGGTAATAGGCCTTGCGCAGCAGCGCCCAGACATCGAGCGTGCCGGCCGTCAGCGCCGCATGGTCGATATTGGCGATGCGCGAATTATAGCGCCAGTCCTTGACGAACAGGCCGACATGCCAGTTGAACAGCGTTTCCTTGACGTAGAAGGGATTGCCCGCGGCGTCGCTGACGCGCTGCTCGCCCTTGTCCTCGATGGTCACGCCCGCCTTCATGCCCTTGGGGTAGAGCAGCGAGGTCGCATGGTCGCCCCAGGTGACGAACCAGATGGAGGTGTTGGCATTGCCGGTGCCGCCGCCATCGATCACCTGGCTGCCGGAGCCGCCGCCGCCGATGGCGGCATAGCGGGCCGAAAGCCCCTTGAACTTCTCCGGCGTGGTCTCGGTGTCGTGGTAGAAAATGCCGGTCGCCATTTCCTGGTTCATGGATTCGAGGTACGGCGCGCTGTCGACCAGCCGGGCCTTGGCCGGATCGGGCGCCAGCTTCAAGAGACGGGTGTCGACCTGCGAGCCGGCCTCCAGAAAGCCGGTCGTGTCGTCCACCTGCTGCATGGTGGTCTTGGACTGCGGCACGCCCTGGTAAAGGCGGCCCCAGCCGACGGTCGGCAGGCCGGTGCGGATCATGTGGCGGTGAACCGCCTGCATGTTGCACTCGGTGGCGATCGCGTCGTCGAGAATGGGGTTCTGACGGTTGAGGATTTCGATGACCGTTCCCTCGGCCGAAGCCTTGTGGGCATCGATCAGGGACGGGAAGGAATTGCCAATGGTGGACACTGATTATTTGCCTTTCGGGACGTCGTTGGGGAAAAGAACGTGCGCCCTGTCGGCCGGCTTGCCATAGCCATGGGCGCTGTCGTTTGCGGGATTGTCTTCTTTGATGAGATGGCCGACCTTCGCGAAAAGACGGATCATTTCCGGGTGGTTGCCGCCACCCGAAGCGTTGAGATAGTTTTTCAGGCCCGGCGTGCCCAATGTATCGACGGCGCGGCGCGCATCGCTCACCGTGCCCTCCCATTTGTCGCCGCCGATGTCGCGGGCAGACCGTGCCTCGCTCACCCAGCCATTGACGCGGCTGGCCCAGGCCTCGCTTTGCTTGACGGCGCGCTCCTGCTGGATCTTGAGAAAGCTGTCCGCCAGCTTCTGCGCCTGCCCGTTGGTGAGGTTGAGGCTCTTGAATTCAGGGCCGACGGCATCGAGCAGCTCCTGATCCACCTCCACGCCTTGCGGCATAGCAAGCGCATATTTGCCATCGACAGGCACCTGGTTGGCCGGGCCGTTCTCGTCAGCCTTGGCCTGATCGTGCTCGGCCTTCAGCCGGTCGTTTTCATCCTGGGATCTGTTCGGATCGGGCGTGTATTCCGTCCGGTCCGCGCCGCCCTCGCCGCGCCCGTTGGGCGCGCTGCGAAAATCGTCGCTCCAGTCGTCGGCACTGGTCCGGTCGCCGGCATCGTCAGGCGTATCGTCGGGGAAAAGGATTGCGGCGGGCTCGCTTGTCGCCGTGTCGCCACCGCCGCTGCCGGCGCCCTCGGCTGAGCGGGCGATGGCCGTCAGGCCGGGCCACCTATGCATCAACGTCATGTTCTTCGCCTTCCCAGCGTTTGGCGGAAGCGTCCGCCGCCGCCCTGTCGGTTTCCTTGAAATCAGCGATGGCGGTGAGCAGGCCGGGATACATATGGGCGTCGATACTATCGAGCAGCGCCAAAAGCCGCCTTCCGCCGGCCTGCAAGCCAAGCCGGTAATGTGTCGCGTTGGTCATTTCGCCGGCATAGGCATCCTCGTAGATCGAGCATTGTTCGAGCATCCAGAAGAGGACGCGCTTGCCCGAAGCGGTGGCAAAGACATCGCGAAACGCCTTCGTGATTTCGTCACGCTGGATGGTGTGCAGGCTCGATAGTTGTCGGGTAAAATCGGCCATCTCAGGCAAGCCCGATCTGCTGCAGCAGCGCATTGCCGCCGGGGTTCTGGCTGGCGCTGGCCAGCACCTGGGCGGCATCCGCGCCCTGCTTGGCGGCCGGCGCAATCTGCGAGGCAAGCTGGGCCTGCTGGGCCGCCTGCTGCTGCTGGGCGCGCTGGTCGCGGATCGCCTTCACCTTGTCGTCATCGGCAAGAATGGAGGGCGGCACGCCGATCATGTCGAAATAGACCGAGACGATCTCGTCGGCGTCGATCTTGTCGAGCACCTCGGGCTTGACCGCCGAGAGCTGGCCGACAAAGCCGATACCGCGCTCGATCGCGCCTGTGGCCACCGCCTGCTGGGCCTGCGCCAGCATCGAGGTATATTCCACCTTCAGCGGCTGGCCGTGCAGGATTTCAGGCGGCGGCGGCAGCATGCGCCGCCGGACCATGATGTTATAGGTGCGGTCGATCACAGGCTCGAGCTGGCCGTTATAGACATTTTCCAGCACCGGCCCGAGCTGCAGCAGCTTTTCCTCGCGCCGCTCGGTAATCTCCAGATCGTTGCGCGGCTGGATGCCGTCCATCTGCGAAATCGCAAAGAACAGATCGGCAAAGAACACCGTCTTGATGCGCTCCTGCGTCTCGTGAATATCCTCGCGCAGATCCGACAGGTTCATGTTGACCTCGATCGCCGGCCGAAACCCCTTGCCGGAGGGATCGTCGGCATAGGTGATCGCGCCGGGCAAAAGCGAGGCCGGGTTGTTGCGCATCGAGGTCGGCCCGGTCATCGGCGGGCGCACCTGCTTGTCGATCGCCTCCAGCTTGCGGGTCTGCTCGGTCTGCAGCATGCGGATGTCGCCGATGGCGATCTGCGCCGGGCTTTCGGAATAATGGTCGTCATCCGCCAGCTCCCAGGCCGGGCAGATGATCGGGTTTTCATCGAAGCCGCTTTCTTCGAGCAGCCCGCCATTGCGCGGATTGATATCCATCCAGTAGTTGGAGAGAAACGGCTTGTTGCGCTTGTCGATCCTGCCGCGGTCGCGGTTCGCCCGCGGCTCGATGGCATGGTAGACATCGAACAGATCCTGATATTTCGACGTGTCGTAGAGCGTGCGGATCGTCTCCGGCACCGTGTCATAGCCGAAGCGGCTGACGATGCGCTGCACCGACCAGCGAAAGGTGCGATAAAGCGTGGTCACCCGGCCCTTCTCGTCGCGGGCGATCCAGTAGCGGCCGGTGAGGAGCTGCTGCATGCGGATCGTCGTCTGGTCGTCTTCCGACAGAATGGCGCAGGACTGGCCGAACAGCCCGAGATCGCCAAAGCCGGTATGGAAAGACGGATAAAGGTTGGAGGTCTGGAACACCTCGCGCATCTTCTGCGCGACCGTCGCCAGATATTCCTTCACCGGGCCGTATTCCTTCAAGTCGTCATCGAAGGTCATCAGCCGAAACCACGGGCGCGCCGGCGAGGTGAGCCCGGAATGCATGCCCGATTTCAGCGTGCCCCAGGCGGTGGTGCCGGTGCTGTCGATGATATTGGCGCGCGAGCGC